TATAGAATTACTGGTTTAGGAAAACTGCCTAAATGGGAGTTAGTAATTTGCGGAATTAAAAGAGTAGAGAGTTTTCTTGATGTAATTACAAATTATATGCGTGGTGACAAAAAAAGAAAAGCTCAAAAAGTTTTACAATTCTGTAAATTAAGAAAAGAAAAGACAAAATTAAATCGTAAAACTCCTTATGGAAAAGAAGAAGAAGACATCTATAATGCAATTTATGAATATCAAGGAAAAATTCGTTCTTTAAAATCCTCAACGACTACACGCCAAACGCCGAGAGGTGATGATATAGTCTGAACATACGTGAGAGCGTATGAGAAGGGATTAACAAGACCTTCCGCCTAGAAATAGGTCATAAAAGTAACAGATCGGTATTAAACAGTGCAGTGTCAACGCTCGGTCAAAGTTTACGTGAAACTGAAGATCAGCTCGCGCGTTCAATGATGGAAGGGTCGTTTCCTCCTGTTTTTTGTACGTCGGGCACGAATGGCGATAATCCAACGAATATTTCGCCTCTGGATTGCTCAAAAGCGGTTCGCTTATTGCGTACTGCCAATGCTCAATTCATTATGGATATGATCGAAGGCGAATTGAAATTCGGTACAGCACCAGTCAGAACGGCATTTTTCGGTTTAGCTCACACTAATTTAAGTGCTGATCTTGACCAAATGGTTGGCTTTATCAACGTTGCTAATTATGCAAATAATAGCAATTTGTTGATGGCTGAATGGGGTTCTATCCGTAACCTTCGATTCCTCTTGTCCTCTGTAGGTTCCGTGTCCGTAGGTGCTTCAGCACTTGGAAATGATATTTATAATATCTTTATTCCAGGCCAAGAATCCTATGACATGGTGGATCTTGACGGTTATTCCGCTCAATTTATCTATGCACCTCCTGAGATCGCATCTCCAAGACTCCGTCTTTACCAGACTGCTGGTTGGAAGATGGCACAAGTGTTCAATACAACGAATACGTCATGGGCTCTAAACCTACGCTGCACTTTGCAAGTGGCAATATAAGGAGATAAACCATGAGTACTCAAGTCTGCACAGGTTCTTTCACTAACGTAGCATCAACAGCGTTCTTTATCCCATTGGAACAGCAGATCTGTGAATTTAGGCTTAAAAACCTAACACAATCTAATGTAACAGTTGGTTCAGTTGCTGGAGTAACTACAGGAACCAGGATTGTAGAAGCGTTCTTTAACGCAACTTACATGAATCCTGGTACTGCCCAAGTTGACCAAGTGGGGACATATTCGGGGAACGTTGCTCCCGTTAGTCGGGGTAACTTGCCACAGAATGGTTTCACCATTTTCAATGCAGCTAATCAACCTTCTTATGCAGCTGTTGCGATTGCTTCCTTTACTCCAGGCACGACAACTGTTTGGGCTACAGGAACAGCGCACGGCTATCAGGTAGGTGATACTGTAAGAGTATATGGTCTTACAAGCGCACCGCAATTTGGCGGACTTGCCATGACCGTAACGAACATTGGTTCCACAACCACTTTTACAACATTGTTAGATTCTACTGGTGCTACTACATCTGTAGGTTTTGTTATTAAAACAGGGAATTATTTAATCCCTAATAAGTCTCTATACTATCCTGAAAACAGGGTTATAGCGAAAATAACAAATGCTAGTCCGATGGTTGTAACAACACTAGTTCAGCAAAATTATTATGTTGGCGATGTTGTGACATTTGATATCCCAAGCGTGTTTGGTATTCCTCAGCTTACAAACAGATATAGCGGTTTGCCCTTCCAGGCTACTGTTATCGCTGCTAATAACGCTGTAGGCACACAAACAGTAACTTTGGCTATCAATAGCACTAGCTTTGGTGTATTTGCTACCAATTCTATTACTGGTGGTTCTAACCCAGGGCATTGGCCGCTTTCCCCAGCGTATCCATTTACGTTTCCGCAAATGGTACCTCAAGGCGAAGGCAATATAAATAATTTCCAAATGTTCGGCGTCACTCCAGCCCCATTACCTTATGCCAACCAAGATGTATTGAGTTTTGCACGTCAAAACCAATCATACAATGGCATCTTGATAGGCGCAGGCGATGGAACTAGCGCGACCACAACGGGCGGATTGATTGGATCTAGCGTCGATGTATGGGAATTCCGAGCCATTACTAGCTCGCAAGAGTTTCCGCCATCGTTATCTATTAGTTATGTATAGATAATATTATTTAAATAGAGAGGCAAGGAGGCCTCTTTTAGGAGAAATATGGCAAGACAAAAAAAAAATAAAAGTTTACAAAAAGAAGAAGTAAAAAAAGAGGTAGCTATGAACACAGATATTGAGCCTTCAACATTGGAAAAAGAAGATAATGCAGGCTTAGAAATTACTCTTGAAAGCATTCAGCAAGAGATCGATAAAGCACGCCAAGAACTTGAGCAAACAAAGATTAAACTTGAAGAAAAGAAGCATGAACTAAAGCAACTACCTCGTAGAGAAGTTGATGAAAAAGAGCAACAAATCATTGATAAACAAGTAAACAACATCAACAAAAAGAAAAACAAGAACGACGTTATTGAAAAGCAGCGTATCTATGATTCACAAATGATTACAGGTCGATTTATGAATCGGCGTGCGCCTGGACAGAAAGTTAAACTCCCCTATCTTAAACACTCAACTGATCCAGTTAAATGGTATGAGTTAAGAGATGGTGGTACATATACCATTCCTAGAGGTTTTGCAGATCAATTGAATGGTGGTGATGAAAAGAACCCATGCTACTATACACCATTATTTATTCAGAAAGAAGGTGCTCAAGTAATTACCGATAAGCTTGGTGAAAATTCTGCAATTGCTGAAGTAGATACAAGCAACAAGAAATATGCGTTCGTGCCTGTGGGATTTGCTGCCTAATATAACGTTGAATGTAAAGCCGTTTTACATGGATAAAAATGACAAACTATTTAGTTCCTGTAGTCCAGTATTACCCAGGCTATAGCCAAGTTCAGGTACATCAAAACTTGCTTTACAAAACTATTGCATCTATCACAAACTCTAATCCAATGGTGGTTACGACTAGTTTTAACCACCATTATGTAGCTGGTATGGACGTGAGATTTTTGATACCTCAAATATTTGGGATGCAACAGTTAAACAAGCGTATGGGACAAGTGACACAATTAACGGCAAATACATTAACAATTAACATCGATAGCACAAGTTTTACTCCTTTTGCTTATCCTTCTCCATTTCCTCAAGCATATACACCCCCTAGCATCATACCCAATTCCTCTGGGCCTTATTTAAATCCCCCTCCTCCTCTTCCTTATGGAAATCAAGATTCGTTTGAAGGCGTGATCTTTAATAATGGAACCTTCGGGAATCCAATAGATGGAGGCAATCCACCATGACCGTTACTCTTGATATGATGCGGACTACGGTTAGACGTATGACCGCTAGATATACACCTCAGCAAATGCAGGATACTCAGATTGATCAATATATCAACCTGTTTTATACCCTTCACTTTCCCGAGAACATCAAGAATATTAAACTAACAAAACCCTATGTTTTTACGACTATACCTAACGTGGACACTTATGATTTCCCCTATGAAGCCAATGCCATTGATCCAAATGACGGATCAGTAGCTCCACAAACCGTAGGAAATATTCAGGTAACACCCCCCGTTTACTGCCAAGGTTACATACTTCGTTACTTTCAGGATAAAACCACATTCTATAATAGATGGCCTAACCTTTCAGTCAATCAGCAAATCGGACAGGGCGGATTATCCGGAGGTGTAGCATATACAGGTATTATTACTCCTATGCCGTTTTATCGAGCGCAGTTAGATATATTCGGAAATGTAACCGAAGCAGGAGTAACAATATCGGCTTTTGATAACTCTGGTGGGGTTAACTCTGGTTATACTTATGTCCTTACAGATGTTCCTAACACTAATTCTGATGTGGGAGAGCTTTATGATAGCGATGGGAATGATATTGGAACAATAAATTATTTGACTGGCGCTTATTCCTTTATTCCTGCGGACAATGCCGTTATTCCATCTACAGCAAATATATATGCAGCAGTCGTACCCTATCAAGCTTCTAGGCCATTAGATGTATTATTTTACAACCAACAATTCGTTTTTCGTCCATGCCCCCTGCAAGTTTATCAAGTTGAGTTTCAAGTTAGCCAACAGCCCACACAATTAATATTAAGCAATAGCGCACCTGAGCTAAATGAATGGTATCTATTTATCTGCGCTGGAGCTGCTAAGCTTATATATACAGATTTTCCAGATGATGAAGGTATGGCCTATGTAATGCCTATATTTCAAGAACAGTTGCAACTAGCCAATAGACGTACACTAAGACAGCTAGGCACACAGCGCGCAGCTACGATATTTAGTACGCCAGGCAGGCCATTAGCCTCATGGTTCTTAGGAACAGAGTACAGCGGTACATCAGGATAGTAAATGTCATATAATATAAATATTCCACAAGGAACAGACCAGACATTACAATCGCAAAAGCAACTACTTTCCAATTTTCAGACTATCGCCACGCTTTTCGGAGCTAATCATTACCCGTTAACAGGTGAAGAAAACTATCAGGGTATGCATACAGTGTTAACTATGCAACCTCAAGGCGGTGATCCTCCTACAAATGCAACTCAAACAGCATTGTATAATAAATTAGATACTAACTCTATTCCTGAGTTATTCTTTGCTCCAAACAACTCACAAACACCTATACAATTAACATACCCGTTTATAAACACCACATCAACAAATACACAACAATATACTTTTGTCGCAGGACCATTCATAATTTATGGTGGTAAGATAAAAAATCCTACTAATGGACAAGTGATAACTTTATCTCCAACATCAAATTTATTATATGTTGGATTAACTAGAGGAAATTCTAAAACAATATCTGCTAGAATTTCTTTTGCACCAACTCCAACAAGTATAAATTCTCCTCCTTCAACATTCACAATAAATTATGAGAATGTACCTTCTACTATAGTTGGAGATATTTACTATTTAGTAATAGGGCAATAGATGGAACCAGAAGAAATACCGACATTCAATCCAAATGTTCCCCTTAGAAAGGATAAATTCAATTCTTCTCAGTTAGATTTTCTCACTAACTTCATGACCTTATATACTGCATTTTCTGCCAATCATGTGGCTTTAGATGCAACATCCAATGCCGGTAATCATAATGTCATTCAATTATTAGAGCAACCTACAGGATCAACATTTCAAACAGATTTAGGAGAAATTTCGATCTATTGCAAAGCTCCCTCTAATGCAGATGGAGAATCACTTGATCAAGGAGATCAGATCTTTTTAAAGTATCAAGGTAATCAACCTGAATTTCAATTAAGTGCTTACCAGATTTTTGCTCCTCCTATAATAACAGGAGGAGGAATAACACAAACACCATTTTTCACATTTCTTCCTGGAAAAGTTTTACTTTACTTCGGAACTATAAAATGTTCA